ATTTCACGGCTGTACTCACCTAGATCCCAGAGGATCTCCTTGCATAGCTCACGATCCTGATGAATGGTCTGCTCATAAGCCAAAGGTGTTTTCTCACTCCAACGGCTAATGGTCTGAAAATCAATTTCATCCCCGACCACCAATACAGAATCAAACTTCTCCTTGCGTGATAACTTGATTACATTCTTTACAGCTGCCTCGTGATGATAAGGCACTTGTAGGTCTGATATTACTAGCCAACGCTTAATCGTCGTCCTCATCTGGAGTAGGAATACGTGGGATAATGCCATCATCGCCTACCACCCAATCGGGCATAGACTCTGGGCTATCCATTAGATACAGCGCAACAGACTCACTAAAGCCAGCCTTGCGTGCAGCTTTGTACATTTCGTGCTTGGCGATATAAAACACTTCTAGCTTAGATAAAGGCTCTGGAGTCTTGCGAACTCTGCGCCTGTTTATCTTTTTACGCTTGCGTGTGGTTGCCATAATAAAATTATCGCTTACTGATTAAGACAAAGAGATCATCGACACGCTGTTCTAATCGTGTTAATTGATCTTTCATAGATGAGCCACCATTAGGACGCAACTCATTAAGCCAACCTTTAACTAGGAAACGTAATCCTATTAGCACGCCTGATAGCACGGCGATAACGCCTGCGCCAAAACCAGCCCATTCCGCCGGACTCATTTCGCATCAGCACCGAGGCCATAGGCACTGTCGGATTTATCTAAAGCCCTAACTGCTGGACCTGCAAGAGCTGATATAACTACAGCTACAACAGGATCTAAACCTAATTCATTACTTGCTAAGAATGTTAAGAATGATACTAATACGCCTCGTGCATAAGACTTAATTACAGCTTGTTGCTTCTTACTTATTTTCATATCTTGCCCCCTAATAATGGGATATCGAACGGCCTGCCGTCGGTATCTCCTGCCTTTGTAAAACTAATATGGACATGTTTTAAGTGTTTGTTGAATCCTTTATATGGCCGCCACCTGTAGCCCAAAATCTTGCTTGCTATCTTGCCGTTATGGATTACGTAAGATATGCGTTTATCGGTTTTTGCGCATTCTCTGATCTGGTCAGCCAGATATATTGAGAGCCCCTCGGATGAATCCAAGCGAGCATCAATATCAATGGCTCGTACGCATCCATCGATGTCTGGATTATGATCTGAGGTGTTTCCTCGCCTGGCATGACGAGCATCACCGATCCACCCATCAGTGGTAGTCCTGCGATCTGGATACCAGGTATTAACTGCATCTCTGAGCTCGACTCCAGCTGCGCATAACCACGGCTTCATTAGCTTAGAAGAAGTTTTGCTTCGTCTGCAGTAATGCCAAGTTTGTCTAAAAGTACTTTTTTAGCTTCTGCTTTCGCTTTTGTTTCGTTAACTGCAATTTCATCAATAATCTTTAAAGTATCTTCAAACTGTTTTTTAGTAATTGGAGCAACACCTTCATCGTAATAAATGTTATCAAAATCATCACCTGATATTGCCCAGCCACCAGTTGGTATTAAGTAAGATAAAACATCTGTTGCTTTAGACATTACGCACCTATTTCCATAAGAATAATTGTTGAAAGTTCGTTTGCTTGTTGTACTTTGACTTGTGAAACACCTTGTTGACTGTTAAATTGGGTTTTATAAGTAGTTGATGATGTAGTTGCAGGAGTATCTAAATAAGCAATTGATCCAGTTGCTGTAACTGTATTTAATGCGTTGTCGCGACCTATTCTTTCACCAATTAAAGCAATTTCAGTTGCGCCTCTAAATAATTTCAATCCAGTTCCACCATCGGAAATACTGTCGTATATTCCGTTTTGCGAAACAATTACTAAAACTTTACTTGTACTTAATGATGGTGTAATTGAGGCAGTTAAATTGGTATCAATAAAAGTGCTAGTTGTGCTCGTTGCTGTTGTGGTGGTGCTACCCATTACTACTTGCAAAACTTTACCGCCACCACCTGCGGGAGTTGCCCAAGATGGTACTCCGCCGCTAACCGTTAATACTTGACCAGTTGTTCCAATTCCTAAACGAGCAGGGGTTGATCCACTTGACGAATAAATTGTGTCGCCAGTTGTAGTCATCGGGTTAGTCATACCTGTGGTATCTAAATTAGCCCAAGCACTACCAGTGTAATAGGTGGTAACATTTGTGTCTTTTAGATATGCAAAGTTTCCTTCTTGTGGTGATGTTACGGCTGCATCTCTAGCTGCGGCACTTGCAAACACCCACACGCCTTGCATTAAATAGCCATCCACATCGGCTGCGGTTAATACCTCGCCTGTGGTGAAATCCTTGAAACCTAATCCTGCTGCCATTTTTACTCCTTAGTAACTTAGTACATTATAGTCTAAAGTGCCATAAATGCTGTTATTTAATATCAGCGAATCTATAACTGGCTCTAGAGTGGTGAACGTGGTTTTCCAACTGTTTGGCGTTATGGTCATTCTTACGCCAAAAATCTGTAAAGTCTTGGAGATTGTTGATCCGCCAGGCTGAGTCGTTAATACGCTTATAGGATCAAAGAAGTCTAGGTCTAAGGCTGCAATTATGCCTGAATTGTAATTAGAAGTGTATAAATCAAGCACTACAGAATCCACTCGGATACTGGTCTCAGCTCTACTAGCAACATAAGCCTGGGCATAATCTAAAGCCACTGCATCGCTTTGCATAAGTAGATCATTTAAGAAATAGGAATGTAAGAAGTATTTATCTATAGATGCCTGATTTATGGCTACCTGAGCAATGCCGCCTAGTCTAGTAATAGTTGCTTTGTTAAACACCAAAACATCGTTTAATATCCATGATGCATCAAAATAAGGTATGCCACTGCCATCATCGGCAAAGGCTGTTGGAGTGCCACCGATTGATCCAGCTGTTACGCCTCGGTCTTGGAATACGAATGAGCCATCTGTATCTACATAGAGTGCGCCATATTCAGATTCTGAAACAGTAACCATAGCTTGTAATGCTGTTCGGTTTGTGCCCGGGTCGGCCTGCATTGTGGTTAAGCCTGCATCAATATCACGCATAGAGGTTGGCCAGTCAATTTCGTCTAAGATTTGGTTAATTCTTGTGCCGCTTAGATTGCCAGCACTTGCACCCGTAACTGTGCTAATTTGAGCATTTTGAGCCAACCTGAAAGCATCTACAGCTTGAATAGTGGTAATTGCAACATCTTCTGCCTCTGAAGGGTAAGAAGTTACATAACTGGTAATAAAGCCTGAAAATATTGGATAGGTAACACCTGAGTAGGTAGCAGTAATTTGCACTTTACGCATTGGCGTTAATAGATTGTAATAAGGGCCAGAAGTGTTTTGTGGATTAAAGTCGCCATTTTGATCTATTAAGCGCAGGGTTAATGATCCTGTTTGAAATTGGTCAGATAAGGCTGTGCGACCTCGATTGGTTTCAATGCGGTTAATAAGATTTGATACATCAACAATTACAGCTGTGGAATCGGCCAAGATATTTGTATCAAGTATGCCAGTATCCAAGATCATCGCTTGGGCAAAACTTGGGCCAGTGCTGAAGTTAATTATTGCATTTACTACAGGTACAGTCATTATGAAAGACTACCAGCTGCAGATGTGCTATATCCGCTACGTTGAGCACCTTGTATGCTTTCGGCAATTAATTGCTGAAACTTATCGCCAGTTACTGAGGTATCTACCACTAGCCTTACATCTGCATAAGACATTGGAGTACCTGATACACCAGGTGCATAAACTGGATTACCACTACCTATTGGCACTGTGTAGTCAATGCTGCCTAATGGCCCTTGTGCAGCTGGAAATGATCCAATAACTCCAGGTATGTTTAATCCTGGTGATGGTGTGTATAAGCCTGCCGCTATTTTGGCATTAATTTTATCAATTAAAGCATCATTCATTGCCTGCATTTTGGCTATTTGTGCTGTTAATGCCGATGCCGCGCCACCAAAGGCATCTGCCAATTCCTTGGCTTTTTTACCAGCTTCTAACTCAGCGTTAATCTTCTTGGCTAGTGCCTCATTGTTATCTAGTATGGCTATCTTGGCATTAAGTCTTAATATAGTTTCAGCATCTGTAGCTTCGTTTAGTGCCTTCATTAGGCCAATACGCTCTACGTCAAACTTATCTTTTAGCTTGTCTACTTCTGTTTTGGCTTTAAGTTGTTCGTTTTCAGCCTTGCGTAATGCCACGTTATTTTTAAGGGCAGCGGCCTCTAATTTTCTTTGTTGTGCCAGGATTCTGCCAGTAGCAGGAGTTTCTCTAGCTGGGGCAGTCGGAAATTTACCTCGTGAGTTTATCTCGTTTAACTTGCCTAATGTATTAAATATATTTCCATAGGTCACAATATCTTTTAATGTGGTAAGTCCAGGTATTTTCTTTAGCTCGGCAATGAATACTCCAAAACCTTTAATGGTATTGCCTGTGGTTTTACCCAGGTTTTCCATTTTTCGAGTGGTTTCTTCAATGCTTGTATCTGCACTAAGAGCCTCTAAAGCACCAATAATGCCTTTGCCAATTTCTTCTGATACGTTAGCACTTGCAACTCTTAATAGATCCATCTTGCCTGAGTAGGTGCTTAAACGCGCTTGCGCTTGTCCAGCAAACTTATCGTTTAATTCAGCAAGGATCTTATCCATATCGCCAGCCTTGATGGTGGCTTTGCTTAGGCCTGCACCTAATCTGCTAAGAGCTGTGGTTTGTCCTGAGTAGCCTTTTGCTAATGCTTGGCTAACCTCTGCTAGTGATTTACCTGTTGCAGCACTTACATTAAGAGCGGTGTTTAATGCTTCTTGGCTTAGGGTGATAGATCCAGTAACTGTTAA